TCTATCTAAGTTCGATCCTGCGGCACCAGCGCCACAAACTAAGTATCGACAAATCGCGATCGATGCAAGTAAAACGCCGCTCCAGGCATTTGCACAAGAACTGAGTGATTGGCTCACTGCGAATTGTGATGGCATAGGCGCATTTACAACCTCACAGCTTGAAACACTGTGTGAAACTTGGGGCCATGACAGCAGGCCGAGAGCCCAGTATATCCGCAAGGCAATGCTTGCATATGGCGAGATTGAACCTCAAAAAGTGATCAAAGTGCATGGCAAATCGGCTAGATACACCATTTTTAGGGTTACAAATGCCAAAGCTGAACTTTGTAACCTGGTGTCGTTGACCGACCTAGCTAAGAAAACGGAGGATGCAATCATGAACGAGATAGCCCAAAAGAGTATACTTTAGGCAACTAGTTACCGCTGCTTTGTTTACTTGTAACTCGATTTGTAACTTGATTTTAGCTTCTAAGTGTTTGATTTTTAACATATGTTCTCCTGTAGTTACAAGGTTACATAAGTTACTTACTTATAAAACTATTATATAGATAGATAGTATATATGCTGCATATATAGTTTTCTGGTAAGTTGTAACCTCGTTTGTAACCTCGCATTTGTATTTATCTTTCTCAGCATTATGTTCAATTTTTTCTAGACGAGAGTACAATCCGCATCATGAGTACGACACCTCCCAAAAAGATCGGCAGACCTAGCAAGTACGACCCTGCGTTGTGCGATAAAGTTGTTGAGCTAGGTAGACAAGGCAAGAGCGTTGAGCAGATCAGCGCTACGCTTGGCATTCCGTACAAAACACTTTTGTTTTGGAAGGAGAATCATCCAGAATTCCTGGAAGCCATGGATCAAGCTAAATTGTATGAAATGGCATACTGGGAAGATCTTGCCTCACAGTACATCGTGGAGGTTCCGCAAGGGGCTAAGCTAAACACAGGTCTGTGGTCAAGGAGCATGGCAGCTCGGTTCCCCGCTAAATATCGAGAAAACTCTAAAGTCGAAGTGACAGGCAAAGATGACAAACCGATTCAGGTCGATGTATTGCACGACTTTTCACAATCGATTGTCGACGATCTGCTAGCAGCACGACAAACTGATGATAAGCCCGGAACTGGCAAATGAATTCGCTCAGCGAATAAAGAATGGCCCGGATCTAAATCAACTTCCGGCGCCACACAAAGCCGCAGTCAAAGCGCGCATCAAATGGCTCACAATCGCAATACAGCATCAGCTTCCGCCAAAAGGTGATTGGTGGGCTGTGTGGTTGTTGCTTGCAGGTCGTGGTGCTGGAAAGACTCGATCGGCGGCCGAAGCTACTTGGTGGAATGCATGGAATACACCGAACACACGGTGGCTAGTGTCAGGCCCAACGTCCGGTGATGTTCGTGATGTGTGCTTTGAGGGTGATTCGGGGCTGCTAAATGTGATGCCACGTGAAATTATCGAGAACTATTCGATATCGCTGCACCAAATCACGTTGATCAATGGCTCAATCATCAAAGGCATTCCTGCATCGGAGCCTGAGCGTTTTCGTGGTCCACAGTTTCATGGCGGTTGGCTTGATGAGTTAGCAGCCTGGGATTATCTCGAAGAGTCGTGGGACATGATTCAGTTTGGCATGCGACTTGGCAGAGCACCGCAATTGCTATGTACCACAACACCACGACCAAAACCATTGATTGTCGATTTGTCGAAGCGTAAAGGCAAGGATGTTGCGCTTACAATGGCATCGACGTATGACAACATTCAAAACTTGGCACCATCGTTCCAAAAGCAGATTCTGCAATATGAAGGCACCAAGATTGGCCGCCAAGAGATTCATGCTGAGATTCTGGACCCTGAAGAATCAGGCATCATTAAACGCGATTGGATTAGACTCTGGCCTGCCGATAAGCCATTGCCTCAGTTCGAGTACATTGTCACATCACTTGATACAGCATTTACTGAAGAGACTCGAGATAAGAAAAAAGGCGATCCGGATTATTCGGCATGCAGTGTTTGGGGCTTATTCCGCCATGAGAACAAGCCTGCGATTCTATTGCTTGATTGTTGGCAAGAACGACTTGGCTTACCTGACCTGATCGAGCGTGTTAAAGAAGAGATGCGAGTTCAGTACGGTGATGGTGACCGCAAGCCGCTGATTCAGCCAATGATTGGGCCAAAATCATCGTACCTTGTAGGTCGAAAACCTGATCTATGCTTGATTGAGGACAAAGGGTCAGGCATCAGTTTGCGTCAAACACTGGCTCGTGAAGGCATCATTGCTTATCCGTACAACCCAGGGCGTGCCGACAAGCTAACTCGACTACATGCCGTATCGCATTTGTTTTTACATGGCTTCATTTGGGTTGTAGAATCCGAGAAACGTGCTGGCCAGCCAAAGACATGGGCCGAGCCGTTGATTAGTCAGTTGTGTAGCTTTACAGGTGAGAAGTCAATCAAGCATGATGACCTCATGGATTCGGCAACACAGGCAATTCGGCTAATCAGTGACAAAAATATGCTGTCAACGACTGTGGCATACAAAGAAGATGTGCCACGCAAATCAGCTCAACGCACTAATCCTTATGCGATGTAGAGAACATTATGGCAAATGAGCAAGAAGAAGCACTAGGCGAAATGCTTGAGTATGACGAAGACACAAGTGTTCGTGATACCGAAGACGGTGGTGCAATAGTAACAATTGATGATTCACCGTCGCCAGGCGAAAGCGACTTTTATTCAAACCTTGCCGAGACGATGCCTGAGTCTGAATTGGCAGTAATCGGCTATAGTTTGTGTGAGCTTATTGAGCGTGATAAAGAAAGCCGCAAACGCCGTGATGAGCAATACGAAGAAGGTCTAAGACGTACTGGCCTAGGCGATGATGCACCAGGTGGAGCAGGGTTTCAAGGTGCTTCTAAGGTAGTACACCCAATGTTGACCAAAGCATGCGTGGATTTCAGTTCACGTGTGATGAAAGAAATATTTCCAGCCGCAGGTCCAGCCAAAGAACGAATCATTGGCACACCGACCAAAGAAAAGTTTGAAAAGGCACAGCGCATTACCAAGTTCATGAACTGGCAAATGACGCGCCAAATGAAAGATTTCCGTGCCGAGCTTGAACAACTATCAACACAAGTGCCTCTTGCAGGTGCTCAGTATCTAAAGATCACATGGGATGCAAGGCGTAAAAAGCCTGTACCTTTGTTTGTATCAATGGATGATGTGCTATTGCCATTTGCTGCTACTAACTTTTATACAGCTGAGCGCAAAACACATGTGCAATACATCACCAAGCTAGAGTATCAGCGCCGTGTAAAGTCAGGCATGTATCGTGACGTTGACTTGCCAAGTGTATCGATGATACCTGAAACAACCAAGTCTGAACGTGCTAATGACAAGATTGAAGGTCGATCGGCCGATACATACAACCAAGATGGTTTGCGAACAATCTTTGAAACTTGCGTCTACTATGATGTTGAAGGTGACATTGCACCATACATCATAAGCGTTGACAAAAACAGCCAGCGTGTATTGTCGATCTACCGCAACTGGGAAGAAGACGATGATCTCCAGGAAGAAATGTTCTGGATGGTTGAGTTTCCTATGATTCCATGGCGCGGTGCTTATCCTATCGGCTTTGTGCATATGCTTGGTGGCTTAAGTGCAGCTGCCACTGGTTCACTACGTGCATTGTTGGATGCTGCGCACATTAGCAATTTCCCTGGTCTTGTAAAGATGAAGGGTGGTGCAGGCGGCCAAACAGAGCGCATTGATCCAACCGAAGTGCATGAAATCGAAGGATCATTTGGCCAAGATGATATTCGCAAAGTGCTAATGGCATTGCCATTTAATCCTCCGAGCTCGGTTCTGTTTTCATTGCTTGGCTTCTTGGTTGATACATCCGAATCAGTTGTTCGTACTACGTTTGAAGAGCTTGCCGATTCGAATGCAAACACACCTGTTGGTACTACACTAGCTCGTATTGAGCAAGGCATGGTGGTGTTTAATGCAATTCATGGTCGAATCCATGATGCAATGGGGCGTGTGCTAGAGCTGCTGTATCGCATCAATAAGATGTATCTCAATGAAGATGAGATCTATGATGATACAGGTGAATTGCTTGCATATCGTGCTGACTTTGAAGGGCCAGTGAATGTAATGCCTGTTAGTGATCCGAATATTTCAACGGATACACAGCGGTTTGCACAGGTAATGTCGGTTGTTCAGCGAGCTGACGCGAAACCAGGTTTATACGACCCGTATAAAGTTGAAGAGATGTATTTGCGCCAGTTAAAAGTGCCTGACTATGAAGACTTGCTAATACCGAAACCTGAAGTTCATGAGATGAATGCTGTTAATGAGAACCTAGCAGCAACGCTTAACAGGCCAATTGCAGCGTTCCCTGATCAAGATCATTTGGCGCATTTGCAAGTGCACTTGGATTATTTGTTAAGCCCAGTGCTAGGTGGCTCACGTCTAATTGGTTCAACTGTGATTCCTCCAATCCTGGAGCATATACGTGAGCATTTGGCGTTCTGGTATGTATCACATATGGTTGAGACTACATCAGGTGCAGCTGGCATTGACATTACTAAGCTGATGAAAGATGCAAGCAAAGAAGAAAAAGCAGAGTTTGACCGTATGTTGGCAGCTGCTAGCCAATCGGTGGCTCAAGAAGCACAACAAGTACTTGGCACTATACCTGAGATTGTTGAACAAGCAATTAAGCTATTGCAGCAGTTTGCACCTCCAATGCCACAAGATCCGTCAACTGGTCTTATGCAAGCAGAGATTGAACGCAAAACAGCCGCTGATCAAGCTAAGTTGCAAATCGAAACTCAGAAGCTGCAAATTCAGCAACAAACAGAAGCTCAACGTCTGCAGACAGAAATTCAGCGTCTACAAGCTGAGCTTGAGCGTGAAAAGATGCGTGAACAAGCTGCTTTGGCCAAGGTTGACATGGAAATTGAAGCTGATCTACGCATGAATGCAGAAGATAACCAAACTGCTAAGCAACTAGCTGCTTTGGAAGTAGAGTCCGGTGAAAAGATTGCACTATCCACTGGTCATGGCATTAACCCCAACCCTTGAGGTGAAATATGGAAGCTGTAAATCTGCACAAACAAATGGCGATGGGCAAAGGCTATCCAACTACTGTTAAAGGTAGTGGCAAAGATCCTGCACCTAAAGCACCGATTCCTAGTGGTGATGCTAAGAATCTGACTCGCATGAAATCATTTGAAGCCAAGACGCAAAAAGGCGGCATGTGATTAATCACCTAATCGGCAAAATAAAAGAGCAACAAGCATTAGTTGCCAAACATGCTTTAGAGCAACCACCTTCATCCGAATCACAGAACATACAGTATTTGTATGGTCAACGGATCGGGTACTATGCCGGTTTGCAGAAAGCGCTTGACTTGATCGATACATTGCTAAAAGATCAAGATGAGCATGACAAGTATTTGTAACAGCATTTAGGAGAAGAAAATGCTATTGGAAAAACCGCTAGAAATGGCGTATGAGTCAATTGATGATGCATTTCCTACAGTTGACAGTGGTGTAAAGCCTTTTGGCTCTAGTGTTATCGTACAGATACGCCGTGCCAAAGCGCAAACTAAGGGTGGTTTGTATATTCCTGAAGAAGCACGCAAAACCGAATCTAGCAACACACAAGTAGCACGTGTTGTGTCGATAGGGCCACTTGCATACAAAAACCGAAACACTATGCAATCATGGCCGGAAGGTGCATGGTGTGATGTTGGTATGTTTGTTCGTGTGCCGAAATACGGCGGTGATCGTTGGACCGTAGAACTTGGTGATGAAGAAATCGAATTTGTCATGTTTAATGACTTGGATATTCGAGGCGAAATCACTGGTGATCCGCTAAAAATGAGAGCATTTCTCTAACAGCTGAAAGGAGCTGATATATGAACAAGAAAGCAGATACGCTGTCTGAAGACGATGGCGATGATGACAAAGAACAATATGTTGCGGTAGAAGAACAAGAACAACAAGATGATACGAAAGTAGAAGCTTCTGATCATGATGACGATGATCAAGAAGATAGTCGTTTAGATGCCGACAATGAAGATCGTGAAGAACTGCGTCGTAAGCGCCGTGAAGAAAAAGCTGAGCGTGCACAACGTCGGAAAGCAGCAATAGAACGTGACAAAGCAGAGCTAGCATTCTTGCGGCAACAGAATGAAGAAATGCTTCGCCGTCTTAAGCATGTTGAGCATAAAACGGCATCACAAGATTTCCGCATGATTGATTCACGGCTTAATGAAGCAATTGAAGAAGCAAGAGCCGCTGAACATATCATTGCACAAGCTGTTGAAGCAGGTAATGGTGCCGATGTTGCAAAAGCTATGCGCATTCGTGATGAAGCATTAAAAGTTGTACAACAACTTGAGCATGCAAAAGCACAATTTAAAGCACCTAGCTCACAACAACCACAGCAACAAAAGCAGCCTCAAGTAACACAGGGTGATCTTGCAGCCCGTCTTGCACAAGACTGGATTAAGATGAACCCATGGTATGACCCTCAGAGCAATGATGAAAGATCTAAAAAAGTTCTCGAAATTGATCAGTCACTTGCAGACGAAGGATATAATCCGAACAGCTTAGAATATTGGCGAGAACTGGATCGACGAGTGGAAACACAGCTTACAACTAAAAAGCGAGGTGGGCCTCCGGTCGGTTCTAGTCGAGGTGATACGCCTCGTGCCAATAGAAATGAGGTATATATTTCTCCAGAGCGCAAACAAGCAATGATTGACGCCGGAGTATGGGATGATCCACAAGCACGCCAGCGCTATTTGAAGGCGTATGCACAGTGGGATCGTGATAATAATGCAGCTCGCTGATAAGGAGTGAGAAATGAGTGATGAACGTCTAAAACGAACAGCTGATCCGGCTCGGATTTCTAGGGACATGCAAGAACGCAAAGTCCAGCAAAATCGCGAGATTTCTGATGATGAGCGTATCGAAATGTTTAGACAGCAGTTTTACCAAAGCCAACTGCCTGATCTACCAAAAATCGATGGTTACCACACATGCTGGTTGACTACCACTAATCCACGAGACTCTATTCAAATGCGTATTCGCCTTGGGTATGAGCCGATCACCGCAGCCGATGTTCCGGGATGGGAC